TGTTATTGAGGAATGTGCTGCTTTTCCGTTTGGCGAGCACGATGATTATGTGGATTCGATGACACAGGCGATACTGAGATTTAGACAAGGAAACTTTGTTCGTCTATACTCGGATGAGGAAGATGAGGAGTTTGTACCACAACAACACATTTATTATTGATGACACCCGCACAACAAATAGATTTGGCGAAAAGGCAGCTTCAGGCTGGGCTTTTAACTTACGAAGAGTTTTTGATAAAAGTAGTCCAGGCACAGGGAGGAAAAGGGCTTGCCACAGCAATGATGCCGAGAATTAACCGCGAACTTAAATACCCGTTGGGTGGTCGTGGCAAAGAACTATACCAGACCAAGAGCGGAGGAGAATTTAGGGTAAGGCCATTAAGGGCGGTTGATCCGGAAAAATCGGCAAGAGCAGCGGAGCGTTTTAGAGAGATGTGGATGCGTCGTCAGAATTTAAACCCGTTGTTGAAAAAAGCAAGAATTGCGGGGGGCATTCCAGGACTTCTTGCAGGATTTGCTGGAAGCCAAGCGTATGAGAAATATCCAGAAGAAGAAGACATTTTGGCTGAATTAGAAGCCATGGGAATGGCGGAGTTAGGGCAAAAAGATGCTTTTAGGCGAAAAGCCATTGAAAGAGCTTGGATTAGAAATATGTTTGGAAGATTGGCAAACGAATGATTTAATGAGTAGAATGAACAACACAGTAATAAGTCCATTGACCCAATATCGCAATTGGATTAGTGCGCTTATATTTACATTAGCACAAGGGCGATACTATGGCGGACGTCGATAAACGAATATACCCAGCTCAAGAAGAGCCATTGGAGGTTATCGATGATTCCAAAACAATTGAACTAGAGGATCCCACACTCGCCGAGTTGAATGGAGAAGACGTCCCCATTACCGCCCTGGAGAATGGAAATATTGTTGTTGGGGCGGGCAATATGCTGCCCCAACAAGTTGAATTTGGTGCTAACCTGGCTGAAGAGCTAGACGATTCCGAGATACAAACTATATTTAACCAATGCGTTGCCGATGTCGAAGCCGACATTAACTCTCGTTCCGAATGGGAGAAACAATATCGAGACGGCTTGGAATTTCTCGGCATGCGTTATGAAGAACGCAGTCAACCTTTTGAAGGCGCATCCGGCATAACCCATCCCCTGTTAGCCGAATCCGTCACCCAATTCCAGGCACAAGCCTATGGCGAAATACTGCCGGCTCAAGGTCCGGTTAAGACTCAAATTGTTGGTGCTATTACTCCTGATTTAGAGGGACAGGCAGCCAGGGTCAAGGAATACATGAATTATCAAATCATGCACGTTATGGAAGAATACGATCCTGAAACGGACATGTTGTTGTTTTATCTACCGTTGTCCGGCTCGGCGTTTCGTAAGGTTTATTATGATCAGAACTTAGGTCGGGCAGTGTCGAAATTTATACCGTCTGAAAATTTAGTGGTGCCTTATGACACCAGTGATTTACAAACGGCCACACGGATTACCAACATCGTCTCGATGCCGATGAACGATGTCGTTAAGTTACAAAATAGCGGGTTCTATCGTGACGTGTCGTTGAAGTCGATGGGCGCGCAGTACGACAGCGAGGACATTCAGGGAGAAATTGACAAGCTCCAAGGCACGGAGCCGTCGTATAACACTGACAGCGATTGCGAATTATATGAAATTCATACCAATTTGGATATTGACGGGTTTGAAGACATGGACGAGACCGGTGAACCGACCGGGGTTAAGTTGCCCTACATTGTGACGTTGTCCAAACGCAACAATGCGGTGCTTTCCATTCGTCGCAACTGGAATGAAACCGACCCGTTAAAGAAAAAGATTCAGTATTTTGTTCATTACAAGTTCCTACCCGGACTTGGATTTTACGGTTTTGGCCTAACGCACATGATTGGCGGTCTTTCACGGGCTTCCACTTCAATTTTGCGTCAGCTGATCGACGCGGGCACGCTCGCCAACCTGCCGGCCGGATTTAAAGCGAGAGGGATTCGCATCCGGAACGACGATCAGCCCTTACAACCGGGTGAATTTCGCGACATGGATGCCCCAGGGGGCAGTCTTCGAGATTCTTTTGTACCATTGCCGTTCAAAGAGCCGTCACAGACCCTGTTGGCGCTGATGGGAATCATGGTTGATGCCGGCAAGCGGTTTGCTTCCATTGCTGATATTCAAGTGGGCGATTCCAATCAGGAAATGCCGGTGGGCACCACCGTGGCGTTGCTGGAGCGTGGCACCAAGGTGATGTCGGCGATTCATAAGCGCTTACATTACGCACAAAAGATAGAATTTAACTTATTGGCGAGAATTTTCGCCCAATTCCTACCGCCGTCCTATCCGTACATGACCAAAAACGGCGACCAGAACATTAAACAAACCGATTTTGATGATCGTGTTGATATTATTCCGGTATCGGACCCGAACATCTTCTCGATGAGCCAACGGGTGATGCTGGCGCAGCAAATGCTGCAAATGGCACAGTCAAACCCGGAAATCCATGGCCAGGCGGGTCTTTACGAGGCGTATCGCCGGATGTATCAAGCCCTTAATGTGCAGAACATCGAGGCGCTATTGCCGCCACCGCCGCAACCGGAGCCGGTGGATCCGGCGCACGAGAATGCCGGATTATTAATGGGACAGCCGGCCAAAGCCTTTCCGGGACAAGAGCACGATGCTCATATTGCTTCGCACATGAGTCTGTATCAGACCGCCATTGTGCAACAAAACCCACAGGCGCTGGCGTCCATTCAAGCGCATGTGTATGATCATATTGCACTCAAAGCCGAGGAAATCGTACAGCAACAAATGGCACAAGATCCACAAATGATGCAGATGCAACAGCAATTAATGCAGGTGCCGCCGGAACAGCAACAACAAATGCAACAACAAATGATGCAACAGCAACAATCGCAAACAGCACAAGTGATTGCCGAGCTGACTCAACAAATTAATGAGCAGTTTGCACCGCCGCCACCGCAAGAAGATCCGTTGGTGGCACTAAGGCGCCAGGAGTTGGATATTAAGGCTGGTGATTTACAACGCAAACAACAAGAATTTGGAGAAAGGCAAAATTTAGATATAATGAAAATAGATCAACATGATGATTTAACTAAAGAACGAATTGATTCATCCGAGGAAATTGCCGTAATGAAGAATGAAACGGCGCAGGATAGACTAGATCAGGCAGAACGATTTAAAGCAGTAGACTTACAACAGGAGAAAAATTAATGAGTTCAGTGATGAAAGCCATGCAAGCCGCACACAAGGCACAAAAGCTTGAAGAACGAGCCGCAGAGGAAAAACGATTAGCAGAACATCAGGCTGAGAGAGACTGGCGCGGCGATCCTAAACGAAAAGAACAGCTTATTAAATCCAGAGAAGATGAGAAAAAAGCAACGCCAAAGAAAAAAGCAGCGGCTAAAAAGACAACAGCTAAAAAAGAAGCACCAAAGAAAAAAGCAGTAAAGAAAAAAAGTGCCGCTAAAAAAGGGTAGCGCCAAGAAAACAGTTTCTGCTAACATAAGGAGACTGAGAAAAGAGGGCTACAAGAAGAAACAATCCGTTGCCATTGCACTGAGCAAGGCGGGAAAATCTAAAAAAAAGAGGAAGACCAATGCAAAGACCAAGAAAGTTTAGAGGCGCAGTACCAAAAAATCCAGGTACCGCAAGTAAATCCATGAAAATTAAAGACCAGGGCACGGTGCCCTTGGCGCAACCTAAAAAAGAAGCCACTGGCGGATCCCCTAAACCGGGTTTCGGTGCCGGTAAGTGCAGAGGCGGAGGCGCAGCTATTCGCGGCACTAAGTTTGAAGGCGTTTTTTAATGCCGAACTTTCTTAAAAGACCGAGCTTACCCCCCATTGCGGGGTCTGGCTATGGTCCTTACCTTAGAACGCCCGGAGTCAGAGGGTTTGCACAGGGTGACCTGGCTGAAAAGAAAAGATTTAGAGATTATCAACCTGAAGGAGCGCTTAAAGGCACTATTTTTGATTTTATTCCCGACGCTTTTCAAACATCTGCTTATTTGCAAGATCGTTTTGGCGGCCAACAAGAACCGGCGCCAGTCGATGACAGTTTTGACATGCTCAAAATGTTTATGGAACTAACACCCGAAGAAAAAATAAGGGTGGCAGGTCCTAACTTTAATGAAATGAGCGAAGAAGAAATCGGTATGGCCATGTATGACTTCATCTCAGAAGGAAGAGCCTTGAGTGGCGGTCGAGAAGTTGATTACATGGACCCCGAAAAACAAGGTCTAGCTAACGGCGGGATTGTCTCGCTGATGGGCGGTGTCAGAGGCTATCAAGGCGGAGGTGCAGCTAGACGTACTGGCTTTGCTCCATCTTCGTATACATCTCCCACTGACCCGTATGGTCGTTCTTGGGGATTTCAGAGGCGCCATCTTGGACAGAGTTTCGATCCTAGAGAACAAATGAAAGCAACACAAGAAGCAATGAGAAACAATTGGGGCCAACCGCCCGGAGGAGGTTAGACAATGCCATTGTCTGCTATTTTTGATGACTTTATGGGCACTCGAGAACCAAAGCCACCAAGACCAGGCTTGATTCCACAATATAATACTGCTGGAACTAGCGTTATAGGATGGAGATCTCCTCCGCCTGCGCCATCCCAGTTTGACCCTTATGGGTTTGGCACAGAAGATCCTTATGGTGTCGGTAGCAAATATGCATATCGGGCAAACCAGACTGGCGGAATGAGAATGTATGATCCACGAGAGAAAAGATATTACGATCCTGCCAGCCCAGATCCGCTTTGGATGGATCCACAGGCAATGAAGGATTACGCTTGGTATATGCAAGATCCAAACTTACAAAACGAAGACATAACAGGCTATCAGGGAATGTTATTGAACCCAGTAACCCCTGGCTTGTCTGGTCCAACCGATGCTTGGCACAGCCTTGCAAAATATGATCCTACCCAATGGGATCCCGAAAATCCTGGGACGGGAATGATGAGCAGTTATGGTAGTTATATGGGACCAAAAATGCATGACCTGTATCAACGAACACAGGGCGACATCATGGATCCTCAACAAAGGCTGACGCATTTTCAAGACTTGATGAACAGAAATCCATTTACACCAACGGTGCCACCTCCACCTGTAGGAACGGAACCGAGACCTCCCAATTGGCCAGCAGACAGACCATGGCCACCAGAAGATCCTTGGAATGGGATGTGTCCGAGTCCGAAAGAACATATCCAATTGGCAAATAACGATTGGATACTGGCTGGAGAGCTTAAAGTAGGCGATGAAGTCATCACTTCAGAGGATCCTCAGAAAGTAACCAGAGTACAAAGAGTTGAAGGCGCTCCAAGATGTGAAGTCTTGTTTGAAGAGGGCGACAGCATTGTTTCCTCCTACAGCCATCCATATTTTGTCAACAGCAAAGGTTTTGTGGAAGTGGGCAATTTGGAAAGCGGTGATGTAATCGGTGACTTGGTTGTTAAAGGCAAGAAGCCTTTTGCTACAGGTCCAGTCATCAGTCTCTCAGTCGATAAAGCGGAAACCTATATGCTACGAGGCGGCACCGAAGAAAACCCAGTGCCTGTGCTGTCGCATAATAAATCTCTCGTAGAACCTACATGGCCACCAGAGCCACAGCCCCCTATGCCACCTACTACACCAACTACACCTACTACGCCTACTGGAACTGGTCAACCACCACCACAAAGCCCTTTTTATCAACCAACTGCACCAAGGAACCCTTTTGTGCAACCACCTCAGAACCCTTTTGTGCAACCACCTCAGAACCCTTTTGTGCAACGACCTCAGAACCCTTTTATGAGGCCACCTCCTCAGAACCCGTTTAGTTCAATGCCAGGATTTGGCTCTGGACCAAACATATTTGCAGGCGGCTCACCTTTTTACTCACCACCACCCCCTAGAATGCCAATGTTTGGCGGAGGGATGGGCGGCTTCGGCGGCATGGGCGGCAGATTCGGTGGCATGGGTGGCAGATTCGGTGGCATGGGCGGAGGCTTTAACCCGTTCGGAGGTATGGGCGGAGGCTACGGCGGCATGGGTGGAGGTTTTAACCCATTTGGCGGTCAATTTGGCGGCATGGGTGGCATGGGTAGAATGGGCGGCTACGGTGGCGGCATGGGCAGAAGTTTTAATCCGTTCGGTGGCCAGTTTGGCGGCATGGGCGGTGGATTTGGAGGTATGGGCGGAGGTTTTAATCCATTCGGAGGAATGGGTGGCCAATTCGGCGGCATGGGTGGGGGCTATACGCCTGCATTCGGCGGCGGAAGAGGCGGATTCGGAGGCGGATTTGATCCGTTTAGAAGTCGACCACAGCCAGATTATGGTCCAATTACTATTGATAATGGTAGTGGGTTAGCGGATAGAATGGGAAGATACCCGACACCAGGTAACGATGTAATTACACCGACACCTCCAGGAGGAACAACCTTTGATCCAAATTTAGGACAACCTCCACCAACACCACCGACGCCAAGCATAGGCGCCGCAGGAGCGACGGGAGCTGCTGGATCACAAGGCTTACAAGGGCTAC